GGCTGTAGCCACGGTTAGGTAGCTCTTCATACAGACTCATCTCGGTCTGTGGAGTTCCTAGGTAAATCACACGCCCATCAGGTTTCAAGATAGCATCAAATTCCTTTACGGACTCACTTAGCTTATCCCTCATGACCTGTGTGGCAGAGTTATTAGGAATCTCGATATCATCCGCAATAATTAAATCACCCCTTGACCCTGCAAACTGTCCCGTGATACCCACTGACTTCACTGAAGGTGAGTGAGATGGTGTAGCGGGAGCAACATCAAACGCTATCTTACTTTGTCTCTGTCCGTCCTTTGGTATTAAGTGTTGGAGCAAAGGCATGTCATGAATGAGGCGCTGTGTGAAGGTAGAGAAGTCATCCGCTCTGACCTTACTCGCACTCACTACGAGAATCTTAATCTCTGGATTGAGGAGTAGTTGGTGACAAGCAAATGCACTCGTAATATAACTCTTACCAACTCCTCGGAATGCCTCCATGACCATACGTCTTGGACCATGTTGCAAGTAGTCTGCCATGTCATATTGGACAGGCGTAGGGGGTGGGAGGTTTAGGTGGTCCCATGTTAGCCAGAGGAAGTTCTTAAACGACTCTAGCGGGTTCTTTTTCTTCATAGTGTACCATTTCCATTGGTGTATAACTAAGACCCCTCAGAGAGGCTCTGAAGGGCTTTATTTATTCTACCTTAGTGTTTAAGTTCTAATTCATCATCATCAAAGGGTAAAGACTCTAACAGACGCGCTAAGGGGTTATCGTTTACGGGGGCAGCTTCAATTCCATTGTCCTTTAGGAATCTAACTGCTACCCCCAGGTCTGATGATTTAGCGTCCCCTGCTTTAATGCGGTCAAGTAAGGTCTGGGCTACAGCAGTGTGTAACGTCAGTAAAATCTCGTCATCCATCTTTTTAAGACCTCTTGGGTTGTTTGGTACGGTTAGCTTTCTTTGATTTAATGGTAAGGTTACTAGGGGAGTTGTTCTTGGCGTTATAGTCTTTATGGTCTACTTCCTTACCGTCTCCCTTGCGTACCCTCCCTGATTTAATCATTAAAGACCTCGCCTTATTGCGCCCGGCTCTTCGGGCTACCTGTTCAGGCTTACCATGATAATCTTTATATTCTTTCTTGTAATTGCGGGGCGCTCTAGCCATTACTGTCCTTCAGGAGGATACCTAAGATACCGCTACCCGCCACTGTTGCAGCCACAATCTGGTCTGCCAAGGCAGGATGAAGTGTCAGTCCGATGCCCCCGAAGAACATGAGGATACCCCTGATTGTACTCGCCTCACTGAGACGCGCTAATATGTAATTCCACATATGTATATTTCCTTTATCTTATTATTTACTTATAATCATTGCTATTGTTGCTCCTAATCCTGACTGACTCATAACTAGCATTGCGACAGCACCAAAGGCTGTCCATTTAATCTGCTGAAGACACACTGAGATGTCCTGTAAGGCCGCTGTCAACTCAGTTGTTGACTTCTTGACCTCTCGGATTTCCTCAGTGTGTTCCTGTGATTGCCATTCTAGTTTTGATATGCGGGATTCAAGGTAGCAAGGTTCTTCTTGCTTACTCAAATATAATCCTTAGGGTCATTTAACTTCGGTTACTTCCGAAGGTCTAAGTGTAGTCCAAGGTTTTCCAATGGACTTTGTTGGTTTTCTCTGCTCTTCAATCTGAGACTTTAGCCTCGTTTCTACTTCTCCCCCTAAGTCTAGCCAGCTTACTACCATCTCTTCAGTTAGCTCATTAAAAGGGATGAAATCAGGTGACTCATCTGAGCGTGTGAAGCTCTGTGAGCCAGAGGCAGATGCCCTGAAATTATCATCTTTGAGGACGACAGTCCAATGAGCCGTTACGACATTATTGTCAGGTAGGCTACGTTCTAGGGTGTCGATTGTTACTTTCATTCTGGATTCCTTGTTTTAATTTCTGATATGCGGTCAGCAAAGTATACCTTTAACCGCTCATCCCGTGACTCTTTCTGTGCTTTAAGCAAACTTAATGCTACAGCCCTCTCTTCCCCTTGTAGTCTACCCCCTTGGTATACATTATCCGCACCAGCTGCGAATCCACTTAGGTTTACTTGACTCATTGCTGCACTCCTTGGTCTGAATAAATTTCGTCTGTTAAGAACTCATAATTAGTAGGCATTAAGTCTATGAACTCCTGTATATCTTCCTTACGCTTTGCGGATATATCGCTAAATATACTACAATCATACTTACCATACTTTGCAAACCTCGCGTCAGCCATAGCAGCGTCAGCAGGAGTAACAGGGTTATAACCTTGCCCAGCTAGTATATAGAGTAATCCCTGTTTATGGTTCAACTGCCCACCAATGTTCAAGTTATATGACATTGATTTAAAAGAATCAAACACGGGATTGGTTTGTGTAGTGAAGTCTACAAGTGTCTTACTGTATACAATATCATTAGTGACAGCCCTCCAGTATGGAGTATCATCTCTTCCTGCAAATGCATAGTGCTGACTGATAAACTGCCGCCATTCTTCTAGCGTAGTCCTTACCGAGTCATTGAAAAAGTCCACATCTACTCTGTTTACCTGACCCTCTCGCCTTGTTAGTGCCTTCAGGAGGTACTTGATATTTTCGTGGGTTAACATTAAAGCAGTGGATTCCAAAGGTTCAATAAATCCACTAGATAATCCAATGCCTAATACGTTTTTAACCCAAGATTTCTCATGAATGCCGTGTCGAACCTTAACGTGCCGTACATCAGCTTCTTTTGCCCTTTCAGGGTTTGACTTAGCTAAGTGTTCCCTGAATTGTTCTTCTGCCTCTTCTTCAGTTGCAAACTTACTTGAGTATACATAGCCTGTACCTATACGGGTGTATAGTGGTACGTTCCAAACCCATCCATTTTCTATGGCTGTACACTCTGTTACCGAAGTCATCTCACTGTTCTTATCTATATATGGTACTTGTGCAACACACGCTCTGTCATTCAGTAGAATGTCGTTAAAGCTGCTAAAGGGTACATGCATTGCCTTATCTAATAAGATAGAAGCAAAGCCCGAACAATCTATATATAAGTCGGCTATATATTCACCCTTTTTTCCAACCAGTGATGCTACCGCACCCTCTTCATCTAAGGGGATGCTTGTAATATGGTCATATATATGGGTTACTTCATTACAATGCTCGTCTCTCAAGAATGCCCCAAATAAAGTAGCATCCATATGGTAGGCTGTATCATCGTCAAAGTTAAACCCAGGAACCTCTGAGTATACATTCCTTGTTATCTTATTCTGATTAGCCATAGTGACACTAGGATGATAAAACTCAGCAAAATCCTGTGGATTAACATTTTCACGATCTCTAGCTGCCCAGTTAAACCAGTCTACTGTTCCGTTAGGGGATTCTGAGAAGTCAATGCTACCGAAGGGATAATGGAAAGATTCACCTTTCTTATTCCAATCAGTAAACTTTACTGATGTTTTGTATGTTGCATTACACCGAGCCATCCAGTCCTTATCCTTAATCCCTAATGCTCTCAAGAAGTTATTAAAGTGACCAATTGTAGCTTCCCCCACGCCTATAGTCCCAACAGCAGTACTCTCAATAAGGGTTACTTTTATATCTGGTGTAAACTTATTAAGTGATGCTGCTGTCATCCAACCAGAAGAACCTCCCCCTACTATGCAAATGCTTTTAATTTTCATTCAAATTCCTTTTATATTATATTATATATATAGTCAAATCTCTATATTATGGTTACTGTCCAAGAACCTTTTTTGTTACTACCCAACAATCAGTGTCTTCGTCCCATATATAAGACTCAACAAGGTGGTCGATTGTTGGAGGCTCAATGGGAGGTATCCACGACCATGTAGTTTCATCGAGCAACCATGCAGAGTATGGCTGTGCGGGGAAAAACACATCACGTTCTTTGTCATACATACCCCCTATCCCAGCGTAGGCACCCCTGAAGTTTCTATTATACGATGTCTGAACCCATAGGAAGGCATCTCCGTGGTTTTCTGTGTTAATCTCGGCTTGTGTAGCTACAATTACTGCTGTGACTACCCCGTTTTCTACTTTTGCAAAATGACTCATAATACATACCTCACTACTACTACTCCTGAACCTCCTGAACCTCCGGGCGCACTACCTCCACTCCCTGACCCGACATCTCCATTAGCACCGCCAGTTGTACCGTTTGCGGTTGAGCCAGTACCACCTGAAGCATATTCATAAGCGGTACCGGTAATACTCGTTGTAAAGCCTACACCTCCAGTCATACCTGACCCCGGACCACCTGACCCCGCACCACCTCCGGGATTGACGGAACTACCTGAATAACCAGTACCACCTGACCACCCAGTATAACTTGAACCACTAGGTGTACTACCACCTAGTCCACCACCTGGGCCCCATTGTCCCCCCGTCCCACCACCCGCAATAAGTCCGAATGCTACTGTAGTACCTCCAGTAGCTCCAGTACCTGAACTGGTTCCAGCTATTCCACCGGCACCTATAACAATATTGTAAGGGACAGAGCCAACCTGATGTCCTTCTTTATAGTATGCAAGCCCACCAGCGCCACCAGCACTCTGACCAGACCAGCCAGCGGCACCACCGCCACCACCAATAATTAGAGCATCAACAAGACCATTCTTGTCAGGGGTGAATATACCACTTGACGTGAAGGTATGGACTCGATAACCAATAATATTAGTAATAGTTCCACCTGTGGCCTGCATGGGTGAGTCATCAACCGCCAGAATAGGGGTTGTCGAACCGTTAACGTATAAGCCAGTGGCATCAACCTTAAGTCTCTCTGTTGACCCAGCGCCAATTATAACTGTATCTGCTAAATCAGCCGTCCCATCTATAGTACCAATAATAGTATTATTAGAGCCTGAAACGATGGCTTTACCAGCATTACGTCCAATGCCTATATTAAAATTTCCCGAATCATTAGCAAATAAAGAAGCATATCCTACACTAGTATTATCAGAGCCTGATGTATTATACGTCAGAGCTTCCTGTCCAACTCCAGTATTATAACTCCCAGCAATATTATCGTAGAGTACCCATGAACCCACACCAGTATTACGGTCACCGGCACCGTTGTTTGTTAAACAGTTATCCCCTATTGCTACATTAAAATCTGAGCCTGGTATCGCAGAGCCTAATGTAGTCACAGTGCCGATTGCTAAGTTACCATGAGTTGTGTTTAATGTAACATCGTTAATAGTCCCTGAGACATCAATGCCCGTATCCGTTATAGTTAGTATCGCAGACGTTGCAGAGTCAGCTATTCCTATAGTAGCACCGCCACCGCCACTAGCAGAGGGAGTTTCCCAAGTAATAGAACCAGCCGTTCCCCCTGCTGTTAAGACCTTACCCCCATTCGTTGTACCGGTTGCAGGAACATGTAGATCCCCATCAGATGAAGGGTGTGTATAGGTGGTAGTAGTATCAGTTGGTACTACCCAAGTTCCATCTGCTCTTAGGAAGCCCGTTACGTCAGTAGTGGTAGATGTGGGAACTAAACCTGCTGTAGTGCCTGAAAAACTACTGTAGGTGGTATTAGTATCAGTATTAGTATCAGTTGGTACTACCCAAGTTCCATCTGCTCTTAGGAAGCCCGTTACGTCAGTAGTGGTAGATGTGGGAACTAAACCTGCTGTAGTACCTGCAAAGTTACTGTAGGTGGTATCAGTAGCAGATATTTTATTTAGGTAATTTATTGAAACATTTGTCCCTGCGGTGTATTCACGGCCTTTACCTAACTCAATAATGGTATTATCATGCTTGGTATAGATTTTTTTATCAGCCGTATTAATTGCTAATTCACCTACTTCCAAATCAGAAGCAACAGGCTCTATGTCCCCCGTTGAGTTGTTTTTTATTATTATTGTGTTAGCCAAAGGTTCCCCCATCTAACGTAGAAGAAGAATCTAATTTAGCCCCAAGGGCAGTTACTACAGAAAGGTCTTCGCCAGCGTC